AACGGATACGGATTACCCCGCCTTCTCGCAGTACTCTGCCTTAAACGCTACGGTAACTAGCGAAGATTTAGGGTATGGGCCAGAGAGACCGTTTCACATCATACAAGCCAACCCATTAAACACGCTTTATTATCAGTATTGGAGTCCGTTCGTTAATCAATTGTACAGTTCGGAGGCTCGTAAACTAACGGCCTTCTTCCGGTTGACGCGGGCGGACATAGCTACGTTCGAATTTTCGGATAAGATTTACCTCAAGGATACGTACTGGCGGATCATGTCTATTTCTTACGACGCTACTTCGGATGATCTCGTAAAGGTGGAACTCCTCAAGGTGCTTTCGGAGGTTCGCGATTGTCAATGGCTTCCAATTGCAATCAACAAGGCCACGGGAGAAATACAATTCGAAAACCCTAGCGGGTTACAAACCTACACCCTTTCGGCGCTCTATAGCTCTTGCTGTACGAAATACGGTTATGCATACAATCCGACCGCGCAGCGTTGTTACCAATCTTTCGAGCAATGAGGAATTTAGACAACCATCGTTATATAGGCGAAGCGATTCAATTGCTCCAGGCGAAAGGGGAACGGGTTCGAGTCCCGCTTTGGTTCAAGGTATTGGATTGGTTCTTGACTCTCGTTTACGTTTCCGCGCTTGGATTCGTCATCTATAAAATTGGCTCATGGCTACTCAGCAAGATTACGTTTTAAAGTTTAGCGCGGATACGGGCAACGTAAACAGCGCGATTCAAGACGTTCAAACGGGCGTAGAGGGAACGAGCGGAGCGGTATCGGGACTTACTAACCAGCTCGACAAGATGACGGGCGGAGCCGTCTCCGGCTTCCGCAATCTTACCGGAGGAATCAAAAACGGCGTTACGGGTTTAAAGTCGTTTAAAGTGGCTCTCGCGGCTACGGGGATTGGGCTTCTTCTTGTGGCAATTGGTACGCTTGTTTCTTACTTCACTTCCACCAAGCGAGGAGCAGAACAACTCAAAGTAGCAACGGCTGCCCTGGGTGCTGCGTTCGATGTTTTGCGCGATCGCGTTTCCAAGATTGGGGGTGCTTTAGTTAAGTTCTTTACCGGGGACTTCTCCGGAGCGTTAGAAGACGTTAAAGGGGCGTTTACTGGAATCACGGACGAGATAATTCGAGAGACGAAAGCGGCCTCCGATTTAGAGCGGGCTATGAACCGCCTCAAGGATGAAGAGCGGGAGTTTACCAAAGCGCGAGCGGCGACGAATTTAGAGATAAGTAAAGCGCGGCTTTTAGCGGAGGATGATACGTTGACCGTAGAGGAGCGGATCGATGCCTTACAACGCGCCGTGGAGCTTGAACAAAAGACCGTAGACGAACAACTGCGGCTCGCAGAAGAGCGGGCGCGTATCGCGCGGGAACAAGTCGCCCTCGGTGAAAGCCTGGAAGAAGACCTCAACCGGGTAGCTGAAGCCGAAGCAGCGGTACTGGATTTACAATCCGCTTCACTCCGTACACAGAAGCGACTGCAAACTGAACTCAATTCGTTGCGTTCTGAAGGTATCGCAAAGGCGAAGGAAGCCGCACAAGCGGAAATCGACCTAATGAAGGCGACCGCAGAGGCGAATAACAAGCGCATAGAGTCCGAACAGAAGACCTTGCAAGTAACGACGGAGACGCAAGAGAAGACGTTACAGATAAACAACAATAGCCTTACCCAACAAGTACTCCGAACGGAGACAGCGGAAGAGCAAAAGCAACGCCTACAACGCGAGACGGTTGAGGACTTTTTGAACAACGCGGAGTTATTAGGCCATAAGAGTTTGGAGTTTGCTTCTTTTGCTTTAGGCGTATTAGGCGACCTCAACCAATTAGCCACAAAGGACGACGAAAAGCGGGCAGAGCGTTCCTTTAAAATTAACAAAGGGCTCGCAATTGTCGATGCTATTATGAGTACGGCACAGGGTGTTTCTAAAGCTCTTGGTAGTTCTCCGCCGCCGTTTAACTTCATCAATGCGGGCGCGGTCAGTTTGGCTGGTGCTGCACAAATTGCGACCGTAAAGAGGCAACAATTCCAAGCGGGCGGAACAGGAGGCAACCCACCCCCTACACCTTCCCGATCATTTTCAGAACCCGCACCCACTACCCCACAACTCGACCTCGGTTTTTTAGGAGGTGGAGCAGGGCAAACGGGCTTCCGTACCTACGTCGTTTCTTCGGAAGTATCTAACGCCCAACAAGCCAACCAACGTATTAACGACCAAGCCACCCTCGTAGGATGAATATTTTAGAACTCGTAATTGATGAAGAAGCGGAACTCTACGGAATCGACGCTATTTCCCTCGTAGAACAACCCGCTATCGAATCGGACTTCATAGCGATGAATTCGCAACTCTTGCAATTCAAGACGCAGGACGAAGAGAAGCGTATCGTAATGGGTGCGGCACTCATTCCCGATAAGCCTATATACCGCAGAAACGGGGAGGAAGAGTATTACGTTTACTTCTCGAAGAAGACCGTCCGACGGGCGATGGAACTCTACTTCAAGAATGGAAACCAAGCGAACGCAACCCTCGAACACGAACACAAGATAAACGGCTTGCACGTCGTAGAGAGTTGGATCGTGGAAGGCGAGCAAGACAAAAGCCGTATGTACGGGCTTGAGGTTCCGGTGGGTACGTGGATGGTCTCAATGAAGGTTGAGAACGACGCGATTTGGGAGAAGTTCGTAAAGGAGGGCAGCGTGAAGGGCTTTTCAATCGAAGGGTACTTTGCGAATAAGTACGAGATGAGCCGCGCCACCGTAAAGGAGGACAAGCGATATAAGAAGGGAAAGCGCGTAGATATGGAGTCGTATACCGATTACCCCGACGCGGTGAAGAACAACGCCAAGAGGGGCATTGAATTGAACGAGAACCAAGGCAATAAATGCGCTACGCAGACGGGAAAGGTAAGGGCGCAACAACTCGCCAACGGTGAACCCATCTCCGAGGAGACGATTAAGCGAATGTACTCTTACCTCTCACGGGCGGAAGAAGACTACGATCCCAATTCCACGACCGAATGCGGAACTATCTCTTATCTCTTGTGGGGAGGCAAGGCGGGCTTACGTTGGTCAAAGTCCAAACTTACAGAGTTGGAGTTGCTTTGGGCAGTCGAAGTCGAGATGGCACTCGAGTACCTGGAGGAGCGATTGAGTAAGGAACAGGGTTCTTAAACCGTTATATGAAAAACTCTTCGAAGATGACTTTAAAAGAACGCATCTCTGAGCTTTTTGATAAGTACTCCGTTCAATTGGAGGTTGAAGAAAAGCAGGAGGTAAAATTTGCAGTTGCTACGCTTGACAGCGGGCAAGAAATCCAAACCGAGGCGGACTCTTTCGCTGTCGGTGCTTCCGTTTTCGTAGTAAACGACGAAGGCGAACAAATCCCTCTCCCGGATGGTGACTATACTTTGGCTGACGGCTCTATGTTGGTCGTTGCTGAAGGTGCAATTACCGAAGTAAAGGAGGCAGAGGCAGCCGTTGAAGCGGAAGAGGATAAAGAAGAAGAGATGTCCGAAGAACCAAAAGAGGTCGAAGCATCTTCCGAGGTATTGACACGCGAAGAGGTGGCCGGCATGATTGCAGAAGCTATCGAAGCAACGAAGGCGGAGTTCTCTTCACAAATCGAAGAGCGAGACGCAAAGATTACGGAGTTGAGCAAGCAGGCCGCCCCTGCTATCTCTCGCGTAAAGCAACCAAAAAAGGTCGAAAAAGTAGACCTCTCGAAATTAACTGTTAAAGAGCGCGTCCGCGCTTTGTCTAATCAATTCAATTCATAATCACTCATGGCTGACATGACATTTACAACGAGCAACTACGCCGGAACCGCTGCCGTTCCTTTCGTTGCTCCTGCTATTTTGAGTGCGGACACCATCGCAAATGGTTACTGTTCTGTACTCGATAACGTTCGTTACAAAACCAACCTCCGAAAAGTATCCGGCGGAACTGTTGAGGCTCGTACTTGTGGCTTCGCTGCCAACGGTTCTCTCGATATTTCCGACGTTCAGTTGACGTTGACGGAGCTGCAGGTTAACGAAGAAATCTGCAATCACGAACTCGCTCGCACTTGGGCGGCGGAGCAGATGCGCGGAAACTTCGCCCCCGTCCCCGGCGACTACGAGCGTTACCTCGCTGAATACGTTGCAGCCCGGGTTGCTGAGGATGTAGAACAAAACATCTGGCAGGGTAATTACGACCTCGACGGAGGCGGCGGATCCGGTTCGGCATCGCATACGCTTTTCAATGGTATCTTGAAGCAAGTCGTAGACGCTTCACCCACTCACGAAACTTTGGTTTCCGGTGCTTTTAGTAACTCGAATATCGACGATAACCTCGCTTCGTTGGTTGCTGACTTGCCAGACGCTTTGGTTGGTGACCCGAATACGAAGATTTACATGAGCCGCAAGAGCTTCCAGTTGTACTTCCAGTACTTGGCAAGCGTAAACGTAGAGTTCCACGCTGCGGAGTTGGCTAAGTCATACCTCGGTTACGAAGTTATTTGCCCCGCTGGATTCCCTAACGATACGTTGCTCGCTTCTCGCGTAGATAACTTGTACTTCGGTACTAACGTCTTGACCGACCACGTAGAGGCTCGCTTCATCGACTTGCGCAACTTCACCGGAGCGGATCAAACGCGCATCATCATGATGTTCGACGGTGGAACGCAAATCGTAGACCACGACTCTTACTCGGTCGTTCGACGAAACACATAATCTTGAACGGGGAGGGGATTTAAATCCCTCCCCTTAACCCCCTTATAATATGGCTTGTAGCATCACAATAAATGGACGCGCGTTCCCTTGTAAGGACAAGATCGGGGGAATTAAGAAGGTATGGATTGCACAACTCGGAGACGTTTCTTGGAACGCGGTTTCGAGCGGTGAAATTGACGACGCTTCGGCGGCAGTTACCTTCCGCTCATTCGAACTCACCAAGAACAGCGGTTCTTTCCAACAGACCGTTACGGCATCGGTAGAAAACGGTACGGTATTTTTCTCTCAAGTTTTGGAGTTGACGCTTCCGAATTTAACGGCAGGAGACAACGCCGAACTCTACGACCTTATGAAGAGCCGCTTGTCGATTATTGTTCAAGACAATAACGATAACTACCTCATCATGGGGCACACTACGGGCGCGGAATCTACCGGAGGT